AGGAATACAAGCTGTATATCAAGTATGTCTCCGGGACTGAAAATCCCATCCTCGGGCCTATCTATTTTAGAGTGGAGGATGACTGATATGATTGCGACGGCTCCTGAACACCTGAAGGTTGTTGAGTTCCGATACAACTGGATGCTTGCTGCTGGATATGGACAGAAGAATGCTGAGAAGATTGCGAAGGCTACTAACGTGGATTGGCATACGGCATACGATATCCGAAAGAAGTGTGCCGATGAGCAACTGTGTATGAAAGTGCTGTTTGGTCGATGATCGACCTAGAACGTAAAGCGTACATCTTCGACAAGATCGGCTACAAGGCGCATTCGTCTAAGCAGCAGGCGATCCACGACTCAGCAGCACGATTCAAGATTCTCGCCTGTGGTCGTCGTTACGGTAAGACCACGTTTGGCGCGAATGAAATGACCGCTGCTATCTGCGATCCTACACAGTCGGGATACTACTGGATCGTAGGGCCGAACTACAAACAGGGTGAGAAAGAGTTTCGCATTGTCTATGACAATGTTATGAAGAAACTCAAGTGGGGAAAGCAGGTCAAGAAACAGTACAACGTGCCTCAGGGTCTAATGCGTATGGAAATGCCGTGGGGCAGCGTGCTAGAGGTCATGTCGGCAGAGCGCCAGGAGGGACTGCTAGGAGAGGGTCTGTCGGGCGTCATCATGGCCGAGGCCGCACGGCATACCTCAGATACGTGGGAGCAGTACGTCCGTCCTGCGCTGTCAGACAAGCGCGGGTGGGCGATCTTCTCATCTACTCCTAGAGGATACAACTGGTTCCAAGGATTGTGGTTGCTTGGTCAGTTGGAGACTAACCCGCTTTATGAATCATGGCGATTGCCTAGTTGGGAGAATCCTGTCTCGTTCCCCGGTGGCCGCAATGATCCCGAGATTCTAGAGGTCGAGGAAAACACTTCCCCACAGTGGTTCGCACAGGAGTACGGTGCAGAATTTACTGCCTTCGCGGGGAAGATTTACGACGAGTTCGATCCTCGTATTCATGTCAGAAACATTGAGTACAATCCACTGTGGACAAACGTTTGGGCTTTGGACTATGGCTGGTCAAATGCGTTCGCCTGTTACGACGTAATGATTTCACCAGACGATAGCTTCTATGTTTGGCGCGAGTATCAGTTGTCGGGCAAGACTACGTGGGAGCATGCCCATATTCTCATGGGCCGCGAACAGCCACCCGATTACCATGTCGATTGGGGAGGCGGCGATCCTCGTGGCCCTGATCAGGCAGGCACCCTAACAATCGTCACAGGCGTTCCTATCTACAGCAGCGATATTGCATCTAACCCGAATGAATCGTGGTTCCTCGGCGTCGAGTACGTCAAGCGCATGCTGAAGGTGCGACCCGATGGCAAGCCCAAGTTGACCATCGACCCCTCCTGTGTGCATTTGATTCGACAGTTGGAGCAGCTTCGCGCCATCGAAGATAAGGAAGGCAAGAACCCCCGTGAGGGACAACACAAGCATGATGATCATGGCCCCGATGCCATCCGTTACCTCATTGGTCAATATCTCCACTCGGGAGCGGGATCGTCCCTGAGCGATATCTATGCTCCCGGTCAGAAGGTAAGCGAGGCGACGACGTTCTTCCAAAGAAACTCGGCGATGGAAAGATATGCGAAGTTTTAGAATCGGACGAAAATCACAAGCTGCCAACGGCGACCCGCGTAGGGTCAACACAGGTACGTCCTATTCTACTTCCGGCAAAGGTTCTCTAACTCCTGGCCCTGGCTCCGACATTGAGCAGGGATCATCCCGTGGCGGTCTTGTCAGGGATATCGTTCCCGCACTCGGTACCAGATCGCAGGCTATCGCCATCTATGAGGAAATGACCAACAGTGACTCGGCTGTTGACGTTTCACTCCGCGCGGCCAAGACCCCCGTTATGGGGGCTGACTATTTCGTAGAACCTTTCGATGACTCGCCGGATGCCAAAGACGTAGCTGAGTTCGTAGCCTTCAATCTCCTGGAAGGTACAAACGCACCCTTCCTTATGATCCTGGAAGATGCGCTGCGAATGTATGAGTTCGGATTCTCTGTCTTTGAAAAGGTATACGAGCAGAGGGAGTGGGCACCAAAGAGGACTATGGCTAACCGCAGGAAGTACACTATGCTGCGGAAGCTAGCTCCCCGTCCCACTCCGACAATCCAGGAAATCAAGTATGACGATAACGGTGGGCCGGTTGCTATTGTCCAGAGTGCTGTTCGTGCCGATGGCAAACCACAGAAGGTGGAAATCCCCGTTGAGAAGCTTATCATTTTCTCCAACAACCGCCGTGGTGGGAACCTTGAAGGCAAGTCTCTACTTCGCACTGCCTATCGTCCCTGGTTTTTCAAGTCCCAACTCTACAACATCGATGGAATTCAAAAAGAACGTCACGGTATGGGTTTCCCAACGATCGAGTTGATGCCGGGATATAAGGACACGGACAAGGCTGCTGCGCTTCAGATGGTTACGAATATCCGTACCAATGAAAGAGGCGGCGCGGTCTTGCCTCCCGGATGGAAACTCGCCTTCCTAGAGTTGCCCGGCCAGCCGGTCGATGTAATGCGATCCATCGAACATCATAATGGTAACATTATGCTAAACACGATGACGCAGTTCCTCCTACTCGGGGTTGAAGGAAGCGGGGGTGGTCGGGCAACTTCAGGCGCGCATCAGGACATGTTCAACAAGTCTCTGCGCTACGTTGCCAACCTCATCTGTGATGCAATCAATCTGTATTGCATCCCCTATCTTGTCGGGTACAACTTCGACACAGATAGGTTCCCGCGTCTACGTGCGCGAAACCTTGGAGAAACCAAGGACTTGCAGCAGTGGGCGTCAGCAATCTCTAACCTTCTCGCACAGAATGCAATCACTCCTGATATCGACACCGAGCAGTGGGTTAGGACGGTCATCGATGCTCCGCTCAAGATCGGTGGCAAGCAGACTCCTATTGAAATCCCGACTGTCAATCGCGCCAAGGGCAATGTTACTTCTCAGAATGATGGTAACTCAGGTGCCGATCCGACCAATGCGGAGGGCTAATGGGAAACGACTTCAGTAACATCATGACCAAGCTGAATGGTTCGGCTTGGTTTATTACGCCTGAGGCATTGAACGTCATGCTTGACATTCTCGATAAGCGAATGTCCGGCATTGAAATGTCGAAGGATGAGATTCGGGCGCGTCTTGAGAATCTCGATCATGATCGTCAGTTTGAGAGTGGTCAGAATGTTAGGGGTATCGGAATCCTTCCGTTGTATGGGCCGATCTTCCCGAAGGCAAATCTCATGACGATGATGAGTGGTGCATCCTCGCTGGAAATGTTCCGCAAGGACTTCCGTGAAATGATGGACAACCCATTCATTTCTACGATCCTGATGGACATTGACTCTCCGGGTGGATACGCCGACATGGTTCCCGAAATGGCGCGGGAGATTCGTGCCGCGCGGGGATACAAGAATATCGTGGCGGTTGCCAACACGTCTATGAATTCGGCAGCCTACTATCTTGGCGCACAGGCATCGCGTGTGTATGCCACTGACTCTGCACAGGTTGGCTCTGTGGGGGTTATCTTGGTACACACCGATCAGTCCCGCAAGGATGAAATGGAAGGTGTGAAGAACACCTTTATCACTGCGGGGAAGTACAAAGCTGAGTTGGCACAGCCGCTCACAGACGAGTCCCGTGGTCATCTACAGGAACATGTCGATGCACTGTATGAGGATTTCGTCAACGATGTTGCTATCGGTCGTGGAACCGATAGTGAGAATGTCCGTGAGAACTACGGACAGGGAAGAACCATGCTTCCCAAAGACGCTCTCGATGCGGGTATGATCGATGGCGTTGCAACGTTCGATTCTGTCCTTGGTCGTCTAATCGAAAGTGGGGGTGATATTAGGGCGCTAGACACTAGCTCTCCTGTGCCGGTTTCGGCACAAAGCAATACGGTCGGATTTGTTCCTATGGTTACAACTTCGGCTAGTCACACAAAAATGTCAGTCGATTTCGACAAGGAACATTCGGAACCCGGTACAGGTCAAGGTGGTGAACCAACACCACGTGAAGCACCCGAAACAGGCGACCCGGCAATCGAAGGAGGTTGGAGGCGCGATCCGCCACCAGTAGCCTATGAATTGGAGGATGAAGAAATGAATAGAGAATGGCTTGAGGCTAGGGCTAAGTCCCTTGGCATCGAGTTCAGCGATGCAGTCAGCGATGAGGATTTGCTTAACGGCATCGCTGGTCGTATCGATGAGGTTGTTGTGCCGATGGCTTCCGCTACTGCGGAGGCTGAGAAGCAGCGTGAGTTCATCAAGGACTATCCCGCAGAGGCTGCAAAGCTTGCTGAGTTGCAGGCTCGCAATCGAAAGTCTGAGGCTCATGAGTTCGCAGAGGGCTTCCAGACTTTTACAGAGGATTCCAAGCGCGGATTCTCCAACGTTGTTCGTGAGAAGATCGAAGATGCACACCTGAAGATTTCCGAGCGCACCTTTGCTCATGAGGATCTTCAGAACCTCTTGGACGCGGCGACTAGCACTACGGCAATCGTCACGTTTGGTGAGGAAGGATCAGCACGGGCAGCGGACGGTGAGACTTTTGCGCCTGGAAAGGATATGCAGGAGACTCGTAAGCTAGTCGCTGATCTGGTTCGGAATGCAATGACAGAGGATGGGATGGATCGCACGTCGGCAATGAATCATGTTGCCAATCAGCATCCCGACCTGTGGACTGCTTACGTCGAGAATAGGTAGAAGGGAGGATAAGAATGGCTCCTAGTAAGACTCGGAACTACATTCAGGATAAGGGCTATAACGCGGCTGCTGCATTGACGAAGTTTCGTGCAGTGAAGTTCTCGGCTGCGGAGACGGTCACTCCCGTGACGGCTGATACCGACGTTATCGCCGGTGTTGTGCAGCATGATGTTACGTCGGGGGAAATCCTGAAGGGCAAGGGTGCATCCATTGCGGTCGAGGGCGATACCCTCATGGAGTGCACTGGCAACATTGCAATTGGCGCACTTGTTGTTGTGGCGGCTGACGGTCGTGCAACTACGGGAACCGCTGGTGACCGGATTATCGGTCATTGTGTCGAAGCCAACGCTGATGGTGCAGGCGGATACGCACGTGTCCATCTGAACCCGGCTGGCGGAATCCATCCGTAAGGGGGGTGAAGTAGACTATGATGTATGATCCTGGTACTCTGTATGTCGATCCGATTCTGTCGGATTTCTCGGTCGGCTACAGGCCCCCTGGCTTTGTTGGACTTTCACTCATGCCAGAGGTTGCTGTTGATACACAGTCGGGTCGCTACCGCGTGTTCGATCGTTCCAATCGTGTGAGGTTCTTCTCACGTCGTGAGCCTGGCACGGTTGCCAACGAAGTGCGCGGTGGGCGTTGGAGTGAGGATACGTTCAAGACCGTTGAGCATTCGTTGCAGGCTGCGGTTGCGGACGAGGAAAGGCAGCAGCTTACTTCGCAGGGAGGACTCGCAAACTCGCAGAACGGTGGCGCGTTGGCGATTAACCCTGAGCAGGATGCTGTGTCTCTGATTGTTGACTCACTCTCGCTTGAGCATGAAATCGCAACGGCTGCGTTGCTTCGCAATACCGCAACGTATCCGGTCGGCAACACTGTGACTCTTGCAGCGGCCGATCAGTGGGACAACTACGCTGGTGCAACGTCGAACCCCATCGACATTATGAGGGCTGCAATCAATAAGGTCACGGTTGCAACTGGCGGGATTCCGCCGAACCGCCTGGCGATGGGCAGCATGGGTACGACGTGGCTTGAGAACCATCCTGACCTGGTTGCTCGTTTCACCAACTTCGCTCTTACTCAGCCAGGCGCTTTCCAGGCTCTTACGGGCTTTGAAGGTGAGTTCGTCTTTATCGGTGAC